GGGGCCCGGCGCTGCGCCAGATTTCACTACTCCACGACGACCCGTCATCATCAGACCATCTGAGGCGCATCTGCGGGTCCATGCCGGGAATCACGCCACCGTCCAGCCCCACGCCCGCATCGCAGCGCAGCCGGAACAAGCTGTGGCGGATGCGCTGCTGCATGGCCTCGACAGACGGCATGCGCCGCACGCGCACCAACGCCCGCTCATCGTCCTGATAATAGTCCAGCCGCATGTCATAGATGCGGCCGTCTTCGAAGTCACCCACCAGATGACGCTGAAAGCCGAACGTGTTGACCTCACCACGCCAGCGCTCGAACGAGCCGTCCTCCGCCAGCCAGGCACGGTCATGCCAGGCCCCTGTTTCCCCGTCATAGCACACGCTCGTTTGTTGCGCCGGGGCGTTCAGGAGATAGAACGGGTGCGCATCCTGCGTGTACGTCATGGCCGTGGCGTGGGGGAGGTTGGCCCACTGTGTGAACGCTGACTCCAGCGCATCGGTCGACACCTTCTGCGGCTTGTAGCCGTCCGCCACCATGACGGCAAAGCCGCCCGAGGGGTCTGAGGCGAGCCAGCCCACGGTGTCTTTGAACATCCTGATGCTATGGCCACTGTAACAGCCGATGTCGATCACCGCGCCGGGTAAGCGTTGAAAGGGCGCCAGGTAATTGCCCGTGGGCACCCACCATTCGACCGAGGTAGAGCCAAACAGGATGAGTTCGCCGTGGGACACCTTCAGGCCCACGAGTGGATCAGGGCGGGCCTCAGCGCTGGCAAAGTCGAGCGCATCGAGGGTGCCTGGGTCGAGAATCTGGGACCAGAAAAAGCGCCCGCTGCCCAGCTCGTTAAAGATCATGACGCCGTTCAGGTACGCCACATGGCTGGCTGGCTTCCAGTCCGTGTCGGTGATGACGTTAAACGTGGAGCCTGCGGCCAGGTCGAGCACATAGCCCTTCTGCCCATCGACCGCTACCACATGCTGCCCGTCATCGGCGAAGTTCACAATGCCTGACGTGGTGATCAGGTTGCCGCGGGGGAGGGCCGTCTGATTGGGGAAAAGTTCGTAGAACGTGCGGCCCGCCACGGCAAAGACCCTGGAGCCGGACGCCGTGTACAGCCCGCGTACGGGCCGGTCTGTGAGCGTGGTCCAGAGGCGTAGCCCAGGCGTGCCAATCAGCGTGCCGCGCTTCTTGTCGCTTGATGGTTCTATGTACACGTTTATAGATTGCGACAGATCGAGCGAACGGGCACGGGACGTATACGAGCCGCCGACGAGCTGGACGGGGGTGAGAGGCATAGGCTAACCCTCTTCTTGCGACTGGTCCGCCAGCCAGACGAGAAACTGCGCCTGTCCCGCCGCAAGAGCACGCTCCCTCTCGGCACGTGCCTGTGCTTCCACAAACAAGGGGCTTCGTGGCGCTTCTGCAGCCGGGCATTCCGGCTGACTATACGCCCAGCACAATTCTTCGTAAGACATACTCTTGTCAGTCCCCCCTCAAGAAGGCTGGATTGTACCCATGCCCTGACACGCCCACCCACTTCTGCGGATTGATCGACAGGCGCCCCATTTCCAGGTTCACCGGGTACAGCGCCCGCTTGCTTTCGTCCGCCATCCTGAGCAGCGTCGGCGAGGGCTCGACCATATACTGCGGTGCCAGCTCTAAGGCAAGATTGGCTGTAAAAGCCCGCTGGTAGCCCGCTGGCCACTCCAACACGGCATCCCAGGATGCATACGGGCTGTGCGCCTGCCAGGGCAGGAGGAGAAGCGTGTGCCCTCCTGTGGGCACCGGGTAGACGTGGAGGACGTTGTAGGGCACGGTATCTTCGAGGTACACGCACTCCGGATAGGTGCTGTGCAGCGTCTTGAACCAGATCTGCGCTTCCCACTCCTCTTGCGTGGCCACATACACCGGCCACTCCTGCGCCGGATCTCCGCCAATGTTGAGCAGACAGATCTCCAGGCGCACCGGGGCCGGGTGCGGGATGTCCGCTGGCGTCGTCTCGCCAGGCACGACGCCCCACGAATAGGTGCCCTTGTCGGCCACCAGGGGCAGGGCGTAGCGCGGGCGTGTCCAGGTCAAAAGTCTCTCAACACTCCACGCATCGAGCATCGTATTGAGGGCGTCGAGGGCCGACTGCGCCATATCGGCGCTCAGCGGGGCCTCGGCTGCCGCAACACCCAGCAGCCGGAGTGCCGTGGTCCCTATGCTGCGCGCGCTTATTGCTGGCATCCTGCCCTCCTCAGCGCACGATACTCAGCACGCCCTCGACCTTCGCCCCCGTGGTCAGCAGCGCCACGGGCACAAACAGCCCGAGCACGCCGCCATGCGTCAGCGGGGGGACGTTCCCCTCAAGTACGGTCGGCTTGTCACTCGTGACGTTGAACACCTCACCCAGCGACAGCACGGCGCCCTCGGCTGGCGTCCCCAACTCTGTGCCATAGGCGCACAGCATGACCTGCACTTCTAAGGGCAGCGGCGTGCCCGTGATGGTCAGGTGGGACTGATTCGGGATGAGGATATTGCCGGGCGCCAGCTCCAGCAGCGGGATAAACCCAGGCGCCAGCAGGTCGCCCTCGATGGTCACGGAGACGGCCTTCGTTTCGTTCACGGCCATACGGGTGCTCCAGTGCGGCCAGGGCCGCGTAAAAGGTCCATGACTCTTATGGTCTACGGCGTGCGGGGTGATAGGTCACACTACTATCATCGCCCTCGTCCTCGTCTGGCGCTGCGCCTGGCGTCCTCGGCGCGGGCGTGCTGGCTTTCGCCGCGGCGGGCGTCAGCGACCACACGGACGGGCCACCAGCCGCGTCCAGTTCAGCCTTGTTCTCAAAGAGTCTGCTGTTACACGTCACAACGCCGGTGGCGCTATCGACCACGGGCGTACCGGGTTCGGTGGCGCTAAAGCCGTAGCGCGGGAAGATGTCAGCGGGATTCACTCCGGGTGGTGTTCCTGGTATGTCAGCCATAGGAGGTCCTTCTAGGGTGCCCGCCATCGCGGGCGTGAGGATGATGTTAGTGGGCATAGACTACCTATAGTATCTAATCAACCAGTTATGTTACTCCTGGTACAGACCAAACGCGTACACATAGTTCCGGTTGCTGGCAAAGCCAGCCGTACAAAGCGTCCAAACGTGAAGGATGGGTATCGGTCGCGATCACGCTATCTTTCCACAGTCTGAGCGACGCCCGGAAATCATCGTCACTGGCCCGACTGGCGCTCCCACTCTCCGGCATGACCATTGGCACAATCGCCAGCGTAAACGCATTCTTGTGGAAGTACAGGTTCTGCGAGTAGGTGGTGTTGGCCGCACCCGTAAACAGGATAGGCGCCGAGGCGGCTGGCGAGTTCGTCACCGTGGCCCGTGGATCTGGCGCCAGGATAATCGGGGGCGAAATGTTGACCGTCGCCAGGCCGCCCGCGTCCGCGGTGACGTTCGAGGTCACGGTAAAGTCGCGCAAGCGCCCGGTACTCTGGAGCGTCTGGGGATTCACGGCGTAGACGCCCGTGAACTGGATCACGTCACCGGCTTTGAGCCGCAAGCCGCTCGCCGTCCAGGTGCTGGTGAGAATGGCCGAGCCCGTTTGCCCCGCCGTGGTGACAATCGCGGCGCCGCCCCGCGCCCCGGTGGTATGGCTGGCCACGTTCTGGTCGATGTACCAGTCCGCGCCCGCCATGCGACCCATCATGCCCTCTTCGTACTGCTCTTTGATCTGGGTCGAGGACTGAAACAGCCCACGATTGGCGTTGACCACCGCGGCCTGTTCCATGGGCTCCAGGCAGACAGAGTAGTCCCCGTCTTGCGGGCCGCCCTCCTGAAGGATGATGGCCTTGGCGACGTTGTACCAGTAAAACTTCTCGGCGGCGGCCGTGGGGGACACGACACTATTGGCGACCTGGCTATAGCAGGCCAGGCCGTCCTTGTCGATCTCAGCCGCCAGGCGGGAGGCGGCTGGTCTGCCGATGCGCCGAGACCAGTCATCGAGTGAGAGGGTTTGCTCCACGCTCGTAAACTCGACATCCACGTGCTTCTGCTGATTGACGATCAGCGTCACGTATTCTTCGATGTAGTTCTGGGCGGAAAACGGCGCGCCGGATTGCACGGCGTACTTCGGGGTTTTGCGAATCTGCAGCGGCGCGCCGATCTTGGCACCGGTCACGGCGAATTTGTCTTCCCACTGCCGCGACACCGCACGGCCAAAAGCCATGGTGCCCTTGAGGTGGAGTAACAATTCCCTCGTAACTTGCCCAATTGTGAGCAAAGTATTACTAGCCATAAATCTAATTGCTCCATAATAGTCGTTAGAGTACACATGGCAGCTATCAATGGCAGCTTAGAAATGGCAGCAATACTTGATTAGGTTACACTAAACTGGATACACTTTGTTATACTCTGCGCCAGGCTGGGTCGGGGCTGATCACCCCGCGCAAGTCTGGTGCTCACTCATCGGAGCCCAGCTCCTACCACCTAGTGAGAGGTGTCTATGCCTTATCCATCCAGATTTACGCCTGAAGAACTCCGCGCACGCAAGAAAGCACAAGCGCTGGCGCGATACTACAATCGTCATGAAGCCAATAAGGCCAAACAAAAAGCCCGTTGGCATGCTCGCATTGCGGCAATGTCGCCTGACGAACTGGAAGCGTTCAGGGCCGCGAACAATGCGCGCAATCAAGATTGGCGACTCGATAACCCTGAGACGTACAAGGCCAGCAAACAGGCGAGCGATAAGAAGTATCACGAGACGAACCGCGAACACCTGCTGGCACAGATGAGTAAAAAGCATCAGGCGCGGCTGGCAGCGATGACGCCTGAAGAACTGGCGGAACATCAAGCAAAGAAGAATGCCTCGATGAGACTGTTCTATCGAGCGCACACGGAAGAAATCAGTAGACGCAAAACCATACGCGGGGTGAAGGCAGAACAGCGGCGTCTCGTCATTGCGGCAGCACACGGCGTCTGTGCCTATTGCCCGCACTATAACCCGACGTGTAAGCAATGCCCCAAGGGTGCGCACAAGCTTACCGTGGATCACATCACGGCTATTGTG